AGTGCTGTGGGAGCCGAGCGAGTACCATCACTTCAGCGGGATCGACCTGGCAACCATCGAGGTCAAAGGCACGGCGGCCGACGTGGTGACGGTCGTCGGCCAGGCTGGAGGTGTGTAATGGCATTCCGCAAACGAGCAGACTTGATCGGCTTGCCACAAACAGGCCGAACGGTTGCCGGTGTTGACGGGGACGATGCGTATTATCAAGCCGGCTACGCTCCTGCCGAACGGTTCACCGACAACGGCGACGGGACGATCACTGATAATGCGACCGGCCTGATGTGGGTCAAGGACATGCGGCTCGGGACGCCGAAGGGTTGGTGGGTGCTTAACACCGAGTATTCTGTGGGGGACATCGTTTGTGGTCCGGCGACGGGTTACAACTATGTAACTGGGAGCATCGCTCAATGGGACAGTGGAACGAATTATTATGCGGGTATCTCCGCCGCGTGGATGGATGTAAACAGTCCGGTTAACAGTGATGAGGGATGGACAGGCAATGCCAGATACTTCTGGCGAGCTTTGCAAAGTAGTGGGCCTGCAAATGGGGGAGCCGTCAATCCATCGACTGATACCACCGGGAAATGGGGATTGGCCAAAGCCTATCGTTGCATTGTGGCACATACGGGGTCGGCACCTGGAGGTGATCCGTTTGGAGGTGAAAGATGGGTGAGGGTGCCTCACATTGGTGCAATGAAGAGTTCAGAGGAGGAATTTCACGAGCGGCCTGTATGTTGGCCCTTGGCGATTCAGTTCTGCAACGATTTTGAGTTTGCGGGCTACAGCAATTGGCGGCTGGCCAATGTTCACGAAGCATTGAGCATTTGCAATTGGGAAGCGGAAGCTGGAGGCTATGGTGCCATATGCTCCGAGTTCACCAATCAAGCGGAAAACGTCAGTTACGGATGGACGTGGACAAGCACAAAGGGATATAGCGACGTGATGGCCGTATATCGAACGATTGATCCCCGACCATATCCGAAAACGTCGACCGAGGTGCGTTATCTTCGGCCTTGCAGAGGAGGACATATCAATGTCTGAGTCTGATCTTTTTGTGAAATGGTTGAAGGACAAAGGCCAAGATTTTGACTTGCTGACCGAGGAGGAATTGGCCCCTCTCAAGGCTCAGTATGCCCCTCTCAAGGCTCAATATGCCCGCGACGTGATTCAGAAAGAGATTGATGAGAAGCATTCACGGATACTGTCGCCGACATCTGTGGTGACTCCCAGCGGCTTGCGTTATCAGCATGGCGATGGCACGTTCACGTATCACAGCCGTGAAGAGATCGAGCACTATCAGAATTCGTTTCGAGTGGACATCGAAGGAGCTCAACAGAACATCGACCTGTGGCAGATAACGCTCGACGCGGTGGATGCAGAGGCGGCGAAGGTCGTGAAGGACATCGCCAGATGATCAAGCTTCAGCCCGGCAGAATCTTCTTCGACAGCCGCGAGGTGACACGCCACATCGACAAGGCGACGCGCCGCGTGCTGTCGAGGTTCGGAGCCTATGTCCGGGCGAACGCGAAACAGAGCATCCGCAAGCGCAAGAAGGCGAGCCGGCCGGGTAAGCCGCCCAGCAGCCACACGGGGCTTCTCAAGCGGTTCATCTTCTTCGCCTACGATCGCGACGCTCGATCTGTGGTGATCGGTCCCGAGCGGCTGCCAGGCAGCAGATACGGCGAGGCGCCGAGCGTTCTCGAGTATGGCGGCATGTTGCGCGGCATCAAAAATACACGCCGGCGGAAGCGGCGAGTTGGCGGGAGCGGTGAGATCGAGCTTGATGGCAGGCGGGGTGTCAATACGAAGGAATATGAAGATTGGAAAGGCCGCACCAGGCGGGTGAGCTATGCGAAGCTGCTGACACCTGCACAAGCTGCTCGAGCGAATCGACTCAACGAAGAAATGTACGGCCCGGAAGTGATCCCGGTCGTGAAAATCGAGCAACGCCCTTACATGGGGCCTGCATTCCAGAAGCAGTTGCCGGGCCTGCCTAAGATGTGGCAGGACTCGGTCACGAAGTGAGGAGACACAACCATGGCCACGACCTATGTATTGGGAATGGACGCGAAGCTGTATGAGGGCGCTGCCGACGCTGCACTCGCTGTTCTGACAGAAGTCGACAACGTCAAGGACGTGACGCTGTCGCTGGAGACTGGCGAGACGGACGTGACTACTCGCGGCAATTCCGGCTGGCGGGCAACGGCTTCGACGCTGAAGGGTTGCACTGTCGAGTTCGAGATGCAGTGGAAGCCCGGCGACACGGCCTTCGAGGCGATCAAAGACGCTTTCCTGACTTCGACCACCGTGCGCCTCGCTCCGCTGACCGGCGCTCGCGACGCGGAGAACAGCGAAGGCCCGTTCGGCAACTACTCCATCACCAACTTCAGCGTCAATCAGCCGCTGGAGGAGAGCATCACCGTGAGCGTGACGGCCAAGCTGGCCGAGTTCGAAGAGTGGATTACGGACGGTGCCGAGGCCGCAAGCTGATGGCTGAACGCAAGTACAAACCACTGACCACTGGCGTTCGCGGCACGGATAACTGTCCTGTCTGCGGACGCACCATGCGCCGCAGCAAGCAGGATATCTGCGGTACTGTGCTCGTCTGTCTGACCTGTGCGCGCGGGGTTCATCGCGTGCAAATCTTACTTGGAGGAATTGATGAGAACGTTCAATGATGCAGCCGGCCGCGAGTGGAATCTCGCGTTGACCATCGGCTCGGCGTCTCGTGTGCGAGACGTCTTGAGCATCGATCTGCTGCAGCCCGAGGCGGGTGATCCGCCGTTGCTGACGCGCCTGGGCACTGACGAACTGCTGCTGGGCGAGGTGATCTGCTGCCTGCTCGCCGATCAGTTCGAGAAACACAAGGTGACCGAGGAACAGGTGCGGGACGCCTTCGACGGCAAGACGCTGCTCGCGGCGCAGAAGGCGTTCTACGAGGAGCTGATCGATTTTTTCCTGAACCGGGGTCGTGCCGACCGGGCAAAGGCGGTCGCGGCCCAGGCGAAGGTGATCGAGGTGGCGGTGAAGGCGGCGGAAGCCAGGATCGACGCGATGGACGTCGATCAGGTGGTATCTGGCGCGATGTCTGGACAATCGCCGGCACCGTCGGCATCGATCCCCGACCGCTGACGTTGCGGCAGCTTCTGTGGATGGCCGATGGCCACGGCCGCAACGCCTGGGCACACACGTCGTTGTTGTGTGCGTTGATAGCCAACGTGTTCGGATCGAAGAGCAAGCGTTTCAAACCGGCAGACTTCAATCCGTATCAGCAATCTGCCGGCATTCCGTTCACGCGTGAAAATATTGATCATCTCAGGACTATGTTTCGTGGCCTCAAGAAAAAGGAGTAGCTCATGTGGGAATCGATCTGGAATCTGCTGAACTCGCCGGCGGCCATCACGGCCATTGCCGGCATCGTGCTGTGGTTGCTGAATCGGCTGTATGCAAAGAAGCCGCTGTGGGCGCAGTTCGAGGGGACGCTCATCGAGGCGGTGCGGTTCGCCGAGAAGGCCGTGCCGGACGACGCAGAGAACAAGGCGGTCAGGCGGCTCGATCAGGCTCTGAAATACGTCCTGAAAATCTATGAAGGGATGAAGAGCCGGCCGGCCACGGATGCGGAAATTGATGAGATCAAGGATGGCATCCGCCTGGTTCACAACGAACTCGATGCGAGCGGTGTGCTGTGATGGAAATCATCCTCGCAATTCTCCTGGCACTCCTGCGAGCGCTCCTGCCTGCGCTCTTGCCGGGCACCTCGGCGACGTCCCCCTCCAGCGTCGCCGACGGTGCCCGGCAGCCTGCTCTGCGTGAGCGGCTGCAGGAGATCGTACGCCGGCACGGCTGGGTGATCCTGGTCATCTGTGTGGCTGGCTGCTGGACTCGCACGATCTACGTGCCTGCCGGCGAGCCGGTGCGTTTGCGCGAGACTGTGCGAGATGTGAAGGTTTGGATAGTGGATGAAAACGGCAAACCCGTCACCGGCAGGATGGACTTGCCCGAAGGATGGTATTGTCTGCCGATTGAGGAGAATGAGAAATGAGTACGAATCCACGCGGCCAAGCTCGGCCGCACGACGGACGAGGTGGTGGAACTGGTATGGGTGGCGGTCGCCGCGGCGGCCGAAATACTGGTGGATGTTCGAAGGGTGGCCCTGGCGGCGGTCGCGGCGGTGGTCGTGGTGGCGGGTCAGGGCGCAAGGGCTGATATGCATTCGCGAAATGCTCGCCGGCTGCTCCGTGAGCTTGAGGAGGCTGGCTCCGGAGTCAGCCGGCAATGGACGAAGAAGGAACGCTAGGCGTTGCTGGAGTTGAAGTTCGATAAGCATATCCGTCTCGATATTGAGGGTGACGAGATGACGGCATTTGCGATCATGGAGAAACACTGATGGCCACACAACGAACTCGATGCGAGAGGAAGAGAAATGAAACGCTGCAAAATTATCATTCGACGTGATCCATCGGCTCGAGAAGGGTGTATGAAAGGAACCTTTTCATCTATCGTTGATGCGGATACTGGCGAGCCGTTGGCTTGTGCTCAGGATTTCAAGCTCAATGTACCGCTGAACGGTTTGATTACGGTGGATGTGCGGTTGCTCGTTCACGAGATCGAAGTGGAGCAATCGCAAGGAGAGTGAGTGATGGCCACGCAGCGAGGAATCAGAGCCGGCCGCGCGTTTGTCGAGCTGTTCGCCGACAACTCGAAGCTGGTGTCCGGGCTGCGGTCCGCACGTGCAAAGCTGATGACGTTCGGCAAAGACGTGCGGGACATCGGGCGCCGAATGGCGACCGTCGGAGCCGCAATCGCCGCGCCGTTTGTCGCTTCCGCTAAAGTCTTCGCTTCCTTCGAGCAGCAGATGGCCAACGTCTCGACGATGCTCGATCAGCCCGAGCAGCACATGAAGCGCTTCACGGCC